AGGGCACGCCCTTGACCTACGTGCCGTACCTGGACAACGACACCGAAAACCCGGTCTACATGCTGGACTGGAAGTGGCTCGCAATCGGCGTGCTCGGTGGCTGGGAAAAGAACCTTACCGAGCCGTACATGGTGTCCGGCATGCACAACGTCCGTCGGGTGGATCTCGACGCCACGCTGCAAATGATCTGTACCGATCTCCGGAGACAAGCCGTCTTCCACGTTGCGTAGTAGAGGGGGCTGAAGCCCCGCAGACCGAAACCACTTAACAACAACAAGATTTGAAAAGGATAAGAAATCATGGGACGAGCAATGGCGATTAACGCGCCGCTTGCCAAGGCACCGGCCTTCAAGGCGACTGTATGGTATTCCAGCACGACCGTGCTGAAAGAAGGCCAGGCCGTCTGTTACAACTTCGATTATGGAACCGCCGCGGACTACAACGGCCGTCGGTTCAACGAGGTTGAGAACCCCACCACGCTCAACGCGCAGCATTTCGCTGGCGTAGCCGCGTGCGACTACACCGCCGCCGCCGGCGGGCAGCTCATCGACATTTACCTGCCCGGATCGGTCTGCAACATCTACGTTGCCGTCTCGACCGTGCTCAACACCGGACTGCTCACGTTCAGCGTGACTGCCGCGACCATCGGTCAGTTCCTCGAAACCGGCTTGCCGGGCGAGGGTTCGGCCGTTCCGCAACAGACGACCACGTACGTCGCCACCGCACAGAAGTGCATGGCGAAGCTCCAGGTCGGTGCTGCGTCCGGCGGTGTCGAGGTCGTGGATATTGTAGACAACGATGCGATTGGTACGCTGATGATCGGCGGAACCACGCTCGTGACCGGCGCGACCATCGGTGCGGGCAACTGCACGTACACCCTGGCCGACGGAGCGGCCCCAGGCATCCGTAAGAAGTTCGGTGTCATTACAGCCGAGATCGCCACGAACGATCTGGTTGTGACCGTCTCGAACGGTGCCACGGATGACATCGACGATGTCGTGCTTGCGACGGTCACTTGGGCCGGAGCCGGCACTACGATCGGTCAGCAGATTACGTTGGAGTGGGACGGGGCTTGGCTCATCAAGGGCCGAACCAAGACGACTCCGGCAGCTGCGTAACTAACTCCGCTCCACCTCGCCGAAGGCATGCGGTGGAGCGGATGTAGGCGTCTGTGGGGATGCACTCTCTTCCGTCCCCACAGACGTGTTTTTTTCTCCGGTCACGAGGGTGAAGATATGGCTGAGTCGTCTCTTTCGATCGGGCTTCCAGAACTCATTCAGGAAGTTGGGTTCTTTTTGGATTACGGCCGAACTGGCCATGATGCGGACCAACTCGCCGAGATCATGAGTGTAATCCAGGCCGGGGTCCGGCGGGTCTATTATCCTCCGGCAATAGGGCAGGCAGTGGCCGGTCACGAATGGTCTTGGTTACGGCCGACCACCACTCTCGCGCTCCAGCAGACGGTCTCTGGTGACCTGACTCGCGGCACATTCACGGCTGGCGATCCACTCACTCAGGAGACGACACTCGCCAGGGCGACCTACGTCAGCGGGACACAGTCAACGCTGGTTGTGTACGGCGTCTCCGGAACGGCCAGTGAGACCGGAATCTGGTATCCGACAAGCGACGAAAACAGCGACACGAACGCCTTCACGCCGTCCGAGGTCGCCGACACATCGAAGTACGACCTCCCAGACGACCTTGGACGTATCGTTGGGTCGATTCATTTTCCTGCGAACGAGTACAGGCGGTCTATCGAGATCGTGTCGATCGGGCATATCCTGGAAATGCGAGCGATAAACGCATTCACCAGCACGCCAATATACGCGGGCATCAGATACAAGACTTCCGACGGATCAGGTGGACAGCGACAAGAGATCCTGCTCTTCCCGCAACCCGACCAGAACTGGACGCTGTCGTACGAGTACGAAGCCTACAACAGCGCGTTGTCGGACTCCTATCCGTATCCGCTCGGCGGCATGCAGCTCGCAGAGCTCTACATCGAATCGTGCCTGGCAGTCGCGGAGTCTCGGCTGAACGACGAGATTGGCAATCATACGTCCCAGTATCAGGCCCTGCTCATTGATGCCATCGAGCGTGACAAGAAGCATGACCCTCGTTCCTATGGGCAGATGGGACACGTCGAGGACATACACCATCGAAGGGGCCGTTACGGCGCTGCGTATTCAAAGTTTCCAATTATCATTGACGGGGTGCCTTACTGATGTTAGGTAGACACAGGCTGAGTCCAAGCGAGAAGAAAACTCAAGACCGGATCAACAAGAAAAACGAGAAGGCAAGAGTCGACGCCTTCTTGCAGAAGAAGGGGCACGGCGTCACTAAGCCGAAGCCGAAGCCGAAGCCATTGACGCCGGCACAGGTCTCTGCAAAAAAGGGCGAGGCGTTCAGGCAATCAATCACTCCGAGCAATCCCGCAACCTCCGCGATGCAGAGACTCCAGAAAGCCCTGAGTCCGGAAAAGAAAAACAAGAAAAGATAGGAATCAAAAATGGCCAATGGAAATTTTACTGCTGGGGCCGCTTCGGCAATTGTCATCGCTGCTGACGCCAATCGCGACCACTTGACAATCCAGAAGTCGAACGCGACTCAGATCGCTCTTGGGCTGGGTGAAGCTGCCGTGGCCGGTGATGGAATTCAGCTCATCAATATCGACTCGTCCGTTGAGCTCTTTGGGCCCGAGGCTCGCATGGCAGTATACGCCATCGGAAACAACGGGACCGCTACTTGGCAGGGTGGGCGCGTGACGTTCCGACCTGGGCCGTACGCTGCGTAACAAGATGATTTTCATCAATGACTGACTTTTGAACCGAGGAAACCAATGCTAGAACGAATCGCTCACCTGCTCCGCATGAACCCGCCCGCCGCCGCCAACACTGGACTCCTGTCCGCGTCTGGGGACACAGTGCCCTCTGACGCAGCAGTCGGATACCAGACTGGCTGCATCTTCCAGCACACGGACGGCGGAGTCAGCACCGCACTTTATGCCAATGAGGGAGACGAAGATTCCGCTGATTTCAATGCAGTGGGTCGCTCAGATTCACTGCTTGTCTCTGACCTTACAGACGTTGGCGCGACCATCTACACGGCCGGCATGCTGCTGGTTGCCGACGGAGACAGCTTCGAGGAAGTTGCCGTCTCTAGCCATGCTACGCTCGCCGCGAACGGTGCCCTGACACTCGCGACCGTGTCGAAGTTGAATGCCATTCCGCTGACCTCGTTCCATCCCGGCGGCTCGGGAATCGACGCAGTGAACGTAATGACTGCGACGCCGCAGGGCGACGGTGCTGAGCTCGGCCTGGCCGTCACGGCCGGTGCCCCTGTCGTCGGAACGTCGACAGCAGGCAATGGAACCGCCTCAGCAAATGAGTTCATGGTTCACGACTTCGTGGTCCCGGCCGATTACGTGGTCGGCGAGGACCTGACCGTTCGGATCAGTGCGCTCCTGACGGTAGCCGCCGAGGCGCAGAGCGACCTGGATGTCGTTGCGAAGCTCGTTAAGGCCGGAGCCTTGGACAGCACGGATCTCTGCGCGACCGCCGCGAAGGACCTGAAGGCTGTTGTCGCCGCAGCCGACCAGGACTTTGTCATCACTGGCGATGCTTCCGGCGACGAGCTTGCACCGGGAAGCATTGTCCACATTTCCATCTCCTTCGATCGCGACGACACTGGCGGCACCGCCGCTGGCACCACGCAGATCAACGCCGTGACGGTTCTCGTTCCCAGTTACCGATAGGAAGGTGTGATAGTGACACGCGCGATACCAGTGCCATCAGCCGACGAACAACTCGTGTCTGCCGTCAACAAGAAGTCGACGCAGCACGAGAATGTTGAAGTACCGCCTGGCCAGAAGCTTGCGATTGTCATTCTCCCGCTCGCTCCAGCCGTGGGGCGAGCGGACTACCCGGCTCTCAAGGAGGCAGTACAGTCCATCCAGGGCATTGAGCAAGGTGTGACGCTCCTTTTAGATGGCATGACACCTGCCTCGATACCAGAGCACAAGGGGATGCTACTGAAGGTGACTGGCAAGCTTATTATCTACGACATTCCAGTCCCGGAGCCGCCGTTAGAGTAGTCGTTCTGGTAATCGGGCAAGTGAATTCAAGGTAGGTCATGGCAAGGCATAAGCTTATTGACATCAAGTTCCCCCTCGGCGGACTGAACCGTCAGGGGGCTCATCGGCAGCAACCACCCTACACGTCCAGAGACCTGTTGAATGTGCGGCCCAAGGGCAGTCTTCAGGCTAGGGAACGAGGGGGGTCACGCCCAGGTCTAATCACGTCGCACCTTGATAACCTGGGGGCTGCCGTTCGACTACTGGACCCGATGGTCCTTGCGCTGGGCGATGGCTTTACGTCCTGGTCGGACACGTTCGCCGGAACAGCAATGGCATCCGCGTGGACGCAGGCCAGCTGGGCGGAGGACATCCCGCTTATCCTTCCGTCCGCACTGGCGAGCGTCGACACGTCCGTCAGCGAGGGCGAGGTTACGCTCGATGTCCTTCCGATCGACACGGCCCAGCCCTATACCGTGGAGATGTTCTTGTCTCCGTGGGAAGGTGCGTGGCATGGGGATTACCGAATCTACTTGCGACTGGATGACACCACTCCAGACGCAGAGGACGAGGGTGTCGTCATTGAGCTTGTGCAGACGGGGACCACTGGGGCTTATACTGCCTCCCTCACTTCGCTGGTTGGCGGCACGCCGACTGCAACTGACACTGACTCCGGAACGATCGCCGTGCAGCCTGGCTGGCTGACTGCGACAGTCTCCGGGACGACCGTGACCGTCTACTGGAATAACGTGCAGATCCTCACCGGAACTGTCGACGCCCAGACAGGAACGG